GACTGAAGGGCCCATGGAAAGATATTATGAATGAGAAATATATACAGATCTTTAATGGTTATCGTGGGGCGTATGGTGTCGCTAATATTAAAAATGCCTACGTTGATCCTGACAGCGGCAAGCTTCGATTAAAACCAGGAGACTACCGTTGGAATTATCAAGAGCTCACTGATGATATTTATATTGACCATTTAAATGGTAAAAAATCTATTGGGATTCAACCTTGTAATGAAGAGGGGGAAACTAAGTTTGGACTCATTGATATTGATCCAGGAAACTACGAACACTTTGATAAAAAATTTATTATAGACAAAATCCAAGAATATAAATTACCTCTCGTACCTATTCTATCCAAAAGTAAAGGACTTCATCTCTACATTTTTATGAGAAAGTTTGTGGATGCAGCAACATTAAAATCTTTTCTAAGCAATCTCCTTCCCCTTTTTAAATTAAAATCAGATACAGAAATTTTTCCTAAACAAACTCAACTTACTAAAGATCTTGAAAGTGGGGGATATAGACCAGGACAATTTATTAATCTACCTTATTTTAATAAGACAGAAAGAAGAGCTTTAAACATAGACGGAACAGAATTTACATTTGAGCAATTTATCCCTTTAATTGAATCGAATTTAGTTGATCCAGATCAACTCACTGCTATCACAGACAGCATTGATAAAAAGATTTTTGAAGGAGCTGATGAAGACTTTAAAGATGGTCCTCCGTGCTTAGCTTCTCTATCTACAATTATGAAGGACCCACAGTTTGATGGCAAAGATAGATTTATGTACAACTATCATGTCTTTGTTAAAATGAAATATGAAGATACCTGGAAACAAAAAGTTAAGAATGCTCCTGTTAAATATTTTGCTGAACAACATGCCAACGCATGGGATGATAAATTATTAAATGCTAAGGTAAGATCCTGGGCAAGATCATTAAAAGGATATACTTGTACTCAAAGTCCCATCAGTGATCATTGTAAAAAAGGAATATGTGTTAAGAAAAAATTTGGAGTGTTAGCAGGATCCAAAGGAACCTATCCTGTTTTAACTAACCTTAAAAAAATAGATCTAGATCCTGAACCTGAATTTGAATTCGATGTTATTAAATCTGATGGAATTGGAACAGCGACAGTTCACTGTCGATCAGTTGAGCATGTTAATGATCAACGTAAACGAAGAAATGCAATAGCCAAAGCTGCAGGATTTCCTCCACCAATTATTAAAGGGGATGAAGATCAAATGGTTCTTGATGCTTTATGGAAAACACAAACAATAATTAACCCTCCTATAGGAACAAGCTCTAAAGAAAAATTACATGATGTATTTCATGCAAAAATTAATGGTCCTAAAGCTATGAATGATGCCGGTTTTAAATCTGGCACTGTATTAATTGAAGAAGGGTATGCGTATTTTAAATTTGATAAATTTTATGACAAATTAAAATCTAAGAACTGGAAATATAACGAAGATAAAACAGGCACCATGATGGAAGCAACTTATAAAGATTGTGACATAGAATTTCTAGATCAAAAAAGATTTCCCACTAAAGATAAAGGAAAATATAATACACCCACTAAAAACATTGTAAAAATTTCTATAAAAGAATTTGAAAACGTTCCGATTCATCATACTAAATTAAAACATAAGACGGAGATTTTATGATGAGAAAGATACTCGGGCCTCCGGGAACAGGGAAAACCACACGTCTTTTACATTATGCAAAAACTTTTATTAAACTAGGAACCCCTATTGATAAGATAGGATACTTTGCTTTTACTAAAAAAGCCGCAGGCGAAGCTAAAGAAAGAATGTTAGATCAGAATCCTACCATTAGTGAAAAACAATTAAAACATTTTAGAACCCTACACTCTCTAGCTTTTTGGAAACTAGGAATGAAGAAAAGTGAAGTTATGCAAGATGAACACTACGAAGATATAGGTAGAAGTCTAGGCATTGAAGTAACCGTTTATAGTAATGGAGAAGAGAAAACAGGCTTTGTTGATTCCGACAGTGAATATTTTAATATAATTAATGCTGCCAGAATAAAAGAAATTCCTATTGAAGATGAGTACAACACAGATATGTACTCCCAAGATTTAGACAAAAACTTATTATATATTTTAAAAGATGAATTAGATAACTACAAAAAGTCTTATCATCTTAAAGATTTCACCGACATGATTGAAAAATTTATTATGGCCGAAATATGTCCAAAATATGACGTCGTTTTTATTGATGAGGCCCAAGATTTGTCGCCGATTCAATGGAAGATGTTTGAAACTCTAAAGAAAAACTCCAAACATGTTATCTTAGCTGGTGATGATGATCAAGCTATTTATGGATGGGCTGGCGCAGATGTAACAAGATTTCAACAAGAACCTGCTAAAGAAATAGTGCTCCCCCAATCTTATAGAGTTCCTAGAACCGTTCAACACATTGCTGACAATATTTTAAGTAGAATACCAGATGATAGGAGAATAAAAAAAGAATGGGAGGCACGAGATGAAGAGGGTTCAGTATATTTTGGAACATCGATCGAAGACGTTCCTTTACATGAAGGAAAATGGTTAGTGCTCGCTAGGTATAATGACAAATTAATAAAGCTAAAGCCATCCTTGAAAGAAAGAGGAATTTATTTTGAGTACAAAAATAGAAAGAGTTATAAGACTAGACTATACGATGCCATTCAAAATTATACACGATGGACAAACGGAGCCAAACTATCCATCTCAGAGTGTAAGGATTTATTTGAATATTTTGGCAAAGAATTTCCTGGCAAGGAAGAAAGACTTTATGACTTAAGGGAATTCGGCTATAGCCACACTCAACAATGGTTTGAGGTTTTCGAAACTGAACCTGAAGACAGTCTCTACATTAGAGATATGCTACAAGCCGGAGAGAAATTATCTAAAGAAGCAAGAGTTAAATTATCAACGATTCACGCAGCTAAAGGAGGTGAAGCGCATAATGTCTTACTTATCTTAGATAATACTAAAACTATTAGGGAGGCTATTGAAAAAAGCCCTGAGAAAGAAGATGAAGAAAATCGGATTTGGTATGTGGGCGTCACGCGTACTAAACAAAATTTATATATTTTGGCGGCAAAAAAGGAGGACAAAGGATATGACATCGAAAGTTTACAATAAACAAATCGGAGGATCTCACTACAAAAATATGGCTGTGCAGCCTAGTGAGTTTATAAACAAGAACAAATTGCTTTTTGCAGAAGGAAATGCTATTAAATATATCTGCAGACACGCATATAAAGGAGAAGTTCAAGATCTTGAAAAAGCTAAACATTATATTGATATGATTATTGAAAGGGATTATGGCCCGCAGGAAAGTTGGGTAGAGGGATACAATAAATGGAAAGAGCTAGCAAAGAAAGAAAGGTGTCCACATAACTAATGAGAATTCCTAGATTTGAAGCCCAGACTGAATGGGTGAAGCCTACAGAATTTCCAGACTTAAGACAAGTAGATGAAATTGCAATTGATCTAGAAACAAAAGATCCCGATCTTATTAAAAAAGGATCAGGTTCTATTATTGGAAATGGAGAAGTAATTGGTATTGCTGTAGCTTCTGCTTATTACAAAGGATACTTTCCAATTGCTCATGAAGGTGGCGGAAATATGGAACGAGCCAAAGTATTATCTTGGCTTAAAGATGTTTTAGAATCTCCTTCCACAAAAATTTTTCACAATGCTATTTACGATGTCTGCTGGTTAAGAGCCATGGGCTTTAAGATTAATGGTGATATTGTTTGTACCATGTTGGCCTCAGCCATCACAGATGAAAATAGATTTAGATATGATCTTAATAGTTTATCCTGGCATTATTTAGGCTATGGTAAAAATGAAAGAGCTTTAGCTGAAGCTGCCTCTGAGTGGGGCATCGATCCTAAAGCAGAAATGTATAAGTTACCCGCCATGCATGCAGGATCTTACGCAGAACGTGATGCTGAAATTACTTTAGGTCTTTGGCAAGAACTTAAAAAAGAAATTATTTCCCAAGACTTGGAAGATGTATTTGATTTAGAAACAGATCTTTTTCCATGCCTAGTTGACATGCGATTCAAAGGCGTTCGAGTTGATATTGAAAGAGCTCATGCTATGAAGAAACAATTAATGGATGAAGAGAAAGAACTCCTTAATAAAATAAAATTAGAAACTAATATTGATACTCAAATCTGGGCAGCACGTTCAGTAGCTAATGTATTTGATATGTTAAAAATAGAATACCCTCGCACAGAAAAAACATCGGCTCCTTCTTTTACTAAAAATTTTTTACAAGAACATAAACATCCTGTTGTAAACATGATTGCTAAAGCTAGAGAAATTAATAAGGCTCATACTACATTTATTGATTCTATCTTAAGATATGAACACAAAGGAAGAATCCACGCAGAAATAAATCAACTTAGAAATGCAGGAGGAGGCACAGTAACAGGAAGATTTAGTTATCAAAATCCTAACCTTCAACAAATACCCGCACGTAATAAAGATTTAGGACCAAAGATTAGAAGTTTATTTATTCCTGAAGAAGGATGTAAATGGGGATGCTTCGATTACAATCAGCAAGAACCAAGACTCGTTGTTCATTATGCTGCTCTCTATAAACTTCCATCAGTCTATGATGTATTAGATTCCTACAAAGAAAACACTAAAGCAGATTTTCACCAGACCGTAGCAGACATGGCAGAGATTCCCCGATCTCAAGCCAAGACGATTAACTTAGGTTTGTTTTATGGTATGGGTAAAGGCAAACTTCAAGCAGAGCTAGGGGTTACAAAAGAAAAAGCAGCTGAGCTATTTAATACTTATCACAGTCGTGTGCCTTTTGTTAAACAACTTATGGATAAAGCATCTAATCGTGCACAAGAACGAGGACAAATAAGAACATTACTTGGACGATTGTGTCGGTTTCATTTATGGGAACCAAACAGTTTCGGTATGCATAAAGCATTACCACACGAGGAAGCACTCAGGGAACATGGACCAGGGATTAAACGTGCTTACAC